ATACTCATCATGGTATTTCTCATGATTATGGGTGAACTGTCGCCTTACCCAACATTTAAAATGTGGGATATTACTAATTAGATATGCCACTATCTACTCTCCAATTTTTTTTATTTTAGAGGTCCTCTTGCATCGATCTTCATGATCATGCCACCTTTGGACTTCTTCATGATGGAACCATACTTAGTCTTTTTAGCTGCGCCACCTTTTCTCATGGCTTTTGGTTTGGTTCTTGACATCATCATTCCACCCTTAGACTTCTTGATCATGTAACCACCTTTTGAATTTTTCATTTGTTTTCCTTGTCAGTTAAGTTTTAATTTTTATATATTACGAATTCTTTTGAAATATGTCTATGCTTTCTACTAGACCGCCTTTTGCTTTTTTCTGTTTGCCTTTAGATAATTTTTCCAAGCCACTTTCATTGGGTATGTAAAGTTCTTCATTTATTTTTGTCATCTCACCTTTAGTAAACTCACTGTAATATTCTACTTTCATTACAGGCACACCATCAACAGTTCCAGTTGTTAATCTGTGCTCCATGTTATCTGTGCCATGACGATACACCATTTGTTTTGGATCTTTAGTATCTACTTTTCCAATAGTAACTTTTTTATCAGGTACATTATCCAGTTTCCTGGCTATATCTAATAATTCATCACTGCTATCTAATACTGGTTTCAATTCATCCCCAACATTTAAGTTATCTCTGCCTTCTCTCCTTGGAGTAATTATTATTTGTTGCTCTGGATAATCACCTCTGGTGTAAAAGGTTCCGCCGTCAAGTTGACTTGTAATCTCACCATATACATCTCTAAGAGATTGTTCGGTATTAACAATTGAAAAATCTGAATCCTTTAAATTATATTTTTTTCCAAATTGATCCATCTGATTTATTACTTTAGGTGTCCTAACACGCAAACCAAAACTGCTGTCGTGACCTATCACTGGATAATTTCTGTCAAAGACATTGCGTATAGCTTCATTATTTGTTATTGGATCTATGTCATATCTCTTTCTTATTCCTTGTCCATCTCTTTCGTATGCTCTTTCTAAAATATTTCTTCTTTTTTCAGAACCAGACAAATAAGGTGAAATGTTATCTATAATTCCTTTAAACTTACCTATACCAGCCAGTACACCTGTGCTTTTCGCAACTGGTGGTATGGCTTTGGTTACATCAGTCATCATGCTCATGGTGGGGACTGCTAGACTTGCAAGACCAGCTCCAGCACCTTTTAAAACATCCCTTCTGGTAACTCCTTTAGCTTGTTCTGGTAAAACTTTAGCTACACTTGGGTTTTCTGTTTTTGGTAAATTGTCTTTGGTGTAATATTCAAGATCATCAAAAACTTTTACATCCTCTCCATCGACACCTTTTACAATTTTAAATTTATCTGGGTTATTGAGTTTTACCATTACATCATTGTCAACAATAGTGGCTTTTCCATCTTTAATAGATTTTACTGCATAACCTTGTTCATCAGTAAAAATATTCTGTCTCATTGGATTGAATCCTAGTCTTAAATCAGGATCGAATATATCGACATCATCATATATGCCACGAACTGCTGCCATTGGGAATTTAGGTTTTTGTTTACTGGCTATTTGATCTCTTGCTTTTTGATTTACTTTTAATTCAATTCCTACACCATTCGATCTAACACTAACAGCTGGATCATAGCCTAATGCTTTGCCATCACCAATTCCAGATTCAGCATTACTGACTGTGCCATCTTTTTTAACTTTAACATCATGGATTGTCTGCACTTTAAAATCTTTAAGATCAGGATCATTAACTTTAGTACCAAGATTTCTACGAACATCTACTATTTTATTTTTATCAATATTTGTTGGAGCAGTAAGCATATCTGTTTTGTATTGATCACCGACAGATACTTTGCCTTCTTGAATTAACTCATTCATTCTACCCAAGCTGGGTAAACCTGAAGTAGTGGGAATAGCTTTACTTATAGCTGTCGAAGCACCTTTACCAGCAATAACCAATGGATCAGTTGCGATACCAGCTTTGGTTGCAAGCTCTCCAACTTTCAATCCAGACTTAGTTGCAAGATATCCACCACCCAATAATATTCCAGACACATCTGCTAACACTCCAACTGGATCTGTCTTTAATGATTCTTTAGCTTTATCCAAACCACCATAACGATCAGATATGTATTTGCCTACAGCCATCGCTGCTTCTTGTGGTTTGTCTAGTCTCTCCTCTTGGTACGCATCTGGAATCGCAAGAGCGATTAAACCAAGACCAAGATTACCTATTGCATCTAAAGTTTGTACTGGACTGGTTACAACTTGCGCTACATCAGAACCAAGCTGATAAGCACTGGAAGGAACATTACCTAATGTCTCCAATAAATAGCTTGGATCGCCACTACCTATCGATTGAGGTAGTTGAGGACCGAAAATGTTTATGTTTTCGTATGGACTCATGCAAAAAGTGTATCATGAACTTCAATCGATTTTAAATTTCTTTTGAATCCACTTGATTCCAGCATAAATCGACAACCCATACACCGCAAATAGCGATAGGGATCCAAAAACAATCAAGTAATCTGATGGATATAGGTAAATTAAGCCAAATAAACCATCAACTACTGCTTCTGCATCGCCTGTGGGTGGCAAATTAATGGTTTCTTGCATAGAAACTCCAGTTTTTCTTCAGAATATCAAGCCATTGGTCCATAGAAAGCACTGCTACGCTCTCATTATCACGCTCAAACTCAGGATTTATGGCATATATGGGCACAACAACCCTAGTTGGCACATGATTAAACTTAAAAATGAGCACTGGGATGTCGTTTTGAGCTGATTCACACACTTGGTCCCACCAATCTTTCTTATACCAGTTGCCTTTCTTGTAATGTTTACACTCAATCGCATGATTTGGTATGGCAATATCACACATACCTTTCTCTTGATATTGATCGAGATTGCGTTTGCATGAAATATCAAAATTATTTTGCAAAAAAAATTCGTTTAGGATTCCTACGACCTTTCTCTCGTAACTTGCGCCTTTGGTTCTACTGTTAATCATGTCTGGGTAATCATAATCGCAATAGGGTTCCTTTGTAAAATTTTATACATAATTTTTCCATGAAAAAAAATGGTGATTTTCTGTACCTAACTTAGCTATAGCTATAGCTATATGCGAGCTGTGGTTTTTGGGGGGGTGAGGGGTAACTTTAATCTAATACAGGTAAAACAGCGAACCCATAGGGTTCCTAGAAACCACATAAAAAACCTTTTGCCTAGCTCTGCTCAGGGATGTGCACATAGTTACACAGAGATATACACATGAATACACTCGTAAGTTATTGATTTTGCTAGATTTTTTTTAAAAAAGTCGATTTTTCCCAGATTTTGGGACCGCGGAGAAGGCGAGGGCGATTGCTAAGTTTATTTCTTATAAATCTTTTATCGAGTAAGTCTCGACATCAGCACCAAATAGTTTGCTCAATCTGTTCTTGATATCATCCTGATTCATGTTCTCAATGTTAGCATTGATGTTGATGTTCTGAGATCTATTCACTGATAATCTCATCCTGTTTTATCTTGATTGCTTTGGTTACATTAGGAAAGTCTTTTCCATTTAGCATCTTGTTTGCTGACACTGCTGGGAACTCGTAGCCAGCTCTCCTTGCTGATTCTGTTTGTGAACATGCTCCTTCAGTGTAATACCAAACGAAAGCTGACTGCATTTTTGTCAATCCATGTTCTTTGTCAGCTTCAAACTGATCAGGAACATTCACTAAACTTTTCTTATCTTTCTTCTTAGCCATTACATCCTTCTCTTAATCTCGTAATAAAATGGATTTGGACACTTGAACTCGTAATAGTTTTTCTGCTTATCCAAACCAACGATTCGTTTGTTATTAATCCTCTTTATCTTACTCAATGGTATTGTCATATAGTGTTTACCATTAGGAAATAGTTTATCACCTTCTAGGAAAATAGTTATGTGATATTCTCTCACAAATAGTTTCCTGTAAATTAGCCTAAAGAATCTTACGATCTGTGCTCTCATAATTTTAATATACTTTATCATCTTCTCTCCCAGAGAGTTCCTTTTCGCCACTCATCATTCGATATAACTTTCTTTTCTTTTGGGTATAATTTAGCAAACTTTCTTGCGCTTTCCATTGGTGAAAGTATCTTATCATTGAACAACTCTCTCTCGATGTCATTCAGCTCTTTCCATATCCTATAATTTTCCATTCTTGTCTTGTCATTATCATATACGAATTTTTCCATTGCATCTCCTATCTATTAAAACCATCAGTGTATAAGTGTGTCGTGTGTGGCATGTTCCTATATATGTATTTTATAACCTATATAAATACCACTTATGCTGTTTATACCATATAAATATCTTCTAATAAAAGAATATACCTAACACTACCTATAGCATAAAAGCCTTATAAATCAATAATATGACCACAGTGTACTTACAGTGTGTCTTCAAGCATGACACACTCATAAATCCAAAAATTGTTGTGCTGTTCTATCATCATCTTTGCACCATTTTGGATCGTAAGATTTTTTATCCTTCCCAATGTATTCATGAGAATAACAAATTCTTTTTGTTTCTAATGCCATGTGATGCCAAACCTCGCTCTTTGGTCTTTTTTGACTTTTACTTCTATCTTTCAAATTTGTGGCTGTTGCTCTCCACAAGTCAGATTTTTGTCTATACTCACCCATCCTAATGTGAGATGTTTTTGAGAAATACCTATAACCTTCTTCAATATGCATATCGGCAATCTTGTCTGACAATCTAGTGCCAATACCAAAACCTTGAAAATCTGGTAAAACAACTGTTCTACATTCACGATATTTATTCCTATTATCACCATCGTATAGTGGTGGTATTTTTCCAGGTAGAGATATTGATGAGGAAAATCCAACAATAACATCATCCCATGTTGCTAAATAACAACGCACAATAGGTGGTATTTCTGAAGTCAAATAGTGATGTTTTGCAAACATTCCCCAATAATCCTTCGTGCATTGGTAGATTTTAATTTGAATTTCTGGTCTACAAAGACACCCCCTAGAGATATCTAGGGTATCAGTATCAAACACCCAATCTGGTTGTAACCATTCGATAATATCGTAATGGCAAGTTGCTAAAATGATGTTTTTTAATTTTTTCTTTTTTACATATTTTGATAATGCGGTTGAACAGGATTTAGCTACATCACGATTAACTACTGATGTAAACTCATCAATTACGCAATTACTCTTTAATCTTCTAGCTAAATCAGCTCTGAATCCTTCACCATTGGATAAAACATGTCTCGGTTTTGCCCAAGTTGGAACAGTATTTAATCCAACTGCACTTAATTTTTCTATCGCATCCTCTACACTATCGAAATGAGAAGCAACCGATTGATCTGGATTCCATTGCAATTCTTCTTCTGCACCAAATTGTTTTAATATGCTAGTCTTACCACTACCACTACTTCCACATATCAAACCAATACTAAAATCTTTTGGTAACTCAGGTATCAATGGAACATCAAAGGTGGTTACTCCATCAAAATCATAATCGAATTTTTTATATATGACTTCATCAATTTCTGTCATTAACACTTCTGATTTCAAAGTTTTTTTTGAGTTTGCGTATTTAAAAATGTCTTTTTGCTTCATACTCAATCTCCATATGAGTTACCAAAACTCAGTGTGTCATCCTGTGCTTTTGTATAACTAAGATCATATACCTTCTTGCCATTGGACCTTCGTGGCTCTACTCCTCTCTCATGCAATACTCTGCTTGCATCTTTGAAGTCTGGCATCCTTGGGTTACTTATACCCAGATCTCTCAATAACTTCGTCATTTGCACTGGCGATGTATGCTTCGCATCAAAGTCTACATGCTCCAGTAGCAGATCTTCCACACTGGACTGGGTTCTATACCCTTCGTTGCTCTCCTGTAGAAGCTCTCGCTCATCAGGAGCCAAGAACCAATTTTTCTGTCCAGCGACATACAGTGTCTCTTTCACCTCTGCCCAGACTTGTTGCATGTCTAAGCCATGATTGAAGTTGATTGCTTTTGTAGACACAACCCAGAATCTTCGATTACCAGTGTTGTCTGTTAGAAACTCTCTGCCATTCACTGATGCAAAGAACGCTGTGCGCCTTTGATATGTAGTAAATGCCCTATCGTATGGCAACCTAAGCTCATCAGTCTTGGCTGTTACAAATGCTTTCAGCTGATCGA